TTTTCTTTTCTATCAAAACCTGCTCTATTCAAAGGCGGTATTAAATGGGTCAGATCGCCAAATTCATTTCCGTAATCGTCGTATGCGCCTTCCGTATAACTTCTTACCAATGCGGTAGTATCTTGCCAATTTGTCTGTACTCCATTCAAATAATCTGTTCCTGTAAAGCCAGAAGAAAAGTAATTAATCTGCCATCCGTTTGAACCTTCATAATTGACTGTTTTAAACGTTTTAATCAAGCTTGGTTCTTCATTGAATACAAATACTATAGAAGACTTAAATACTTCATCATAGAAGGTATTTCTCAATACGTTTGGACTATAGTGTTCCCACAATGCTCCATTATATAATGTATAAAATTTATTTCTTAAACTGAATATATGTGATGGCTTATAACTAAAGAAACTTGTAAACCCAGATACTTGCTCATCAAAAGATAAAGTTTGATAAGGACTCAAGCTATCCGGACTACTGTCTTGTAAAGATAAAACATATTGTTTATTATATATGTCCCATCCGCCTACAATTAAACCGTCTCCATATATAGGTGAATTTATAGTATTAAATTCATCTCTAAAGAAATCAACCATTCCGTATTCTGATATTTCAGTAATACCATCTTGCGATAAACGTAACACAGCATTTCTATTTTTATCAGTAAAGTATTTACGATAACCATAAACAGCAAAACTATCTGGATCTCTACTTATTCCGTAGTTACCAGCATAAGCTTGTACCTGACCAATCACTGCTTCTGAAGATGTAACTGTTCCTCCTCCTTCTGCTGAGTATATTGCATCTTTATCTATCAATGCTCTACTAACTTTTAATTCTTGGAATATTGTTAAGTTAGTATCTTCAGCATATAACTTTTGTATTGATCCATTAGCTGGATCTACACTCTTTGTAATATTTTCGCCAACTGAAAACTGATTTGTTTTATTAACACCGGTTCTAGAATTGAATATACCTGAATATATAAGTCCATTGAATTTAACGGAAGCAAATGTATCTTCTTCAGTTATATAAGCTTTAGCTCCGTAACCAACAGATGTATTATTATAACCTCCTTGTATTCTTGATTCTTCTATTATCCAGTTGCCAGTGTCGCCTGTATATACACTTGAGTTTGGCCATCCACCTAATTCAACAGGAATGCCAAAAGATCCATTCCAAATAGGTATTCCTGATGGAGTTAATGTTTTCTTTAAAAAGAATGTATTAAAGTATTTAACTTCTATTTGAGTAGCCATAATTTTATTATTACTTGTTTATTGTGTAATTTAGTGTATACCAGGTATATTATGCTGTAAATTCAACTGTTATAGGGGCATGTACTGCAGTTAATCCACCAGCATCTGTTATTTTAACAACAATTTCATATATCCCTAAAGCTGATTGAGTTAAATCTTGTAAATCACCTCGCTTATTAGGGAAGTTAGCATTATTAGTTATTGTAAAATTAGTTACTGGACTAGGAGATGGGGATATTCTTTCTTGTGAGAATATACTATATATTAAATCTTTTTCTTGTTTTAAACCTAACGCATTTGATCCATTAGTTCCTGTGAATTTACAAATATCAATTGCTCCTGATGGGTACGTTGGGTCTGGCGGCGTTTGTAATGTTATAGTAGGATTTATATTTGTTAATACTCCTTGCTTAGTTATAACAGATATTATACCACCTGATACTATTGTAAATTTAAAGTTGTAAGCTTCGTTCAAAGTAGCGCCGTAACCATAGTAGAAATAGCTACTTGTTTTTATTTTATAAGTATTAAGAGCGCTTTCAATAGTAACTAACTCGAAATTAGCAGTTCTATCTATATTTGCTAAATCTTTTACAGTCATTGTTATTGTAGAGTCTATATGAACGTCATTTATATCCACTGGATAAAACTCAGTTGTTATAAATGTATTTAAACCCATCGATTCATTATGCGTATATATAAAGTTGTCTATAGCGGCAGCTCCAGTAGTTCCTTCTAAAATAGCTGTATTTAATTCTTCAATCAATCCTACAGTACTAGTCTCCCAGTATAAATCTAATTTAGACTCAACTGCTTCTGTTTCCATTACAGCCAATATAATTGAACCACCGGCAATACCCATTTGATCTGCGGTAGATATTCTAGCTATTAATGGATTTGAATCAACCTGATAAAAATTACTATATCCAGAAGGTAATGGATCAGTTACTCCGAATAGAGCATTAACTGTGGATATAGTACTAGCAAATGCAAATGAATTACCTGGGTAATATTGTACATTACTATATACCGGAGGGCCAACAGTTTCGTCTATATTGACTACTCTTCCGTATAATTTAACACTACTTCTAAATTGTAATTGACTGGGCCCTACTTCTGACAAGTCTCTAGGCACTTTGTTTATATTATCATTTATAAGAACAACATGAGATGTTTTTCCTAATTCTTCGGTTAAATCCTCTGGATAAGCAGCCATCAAACCTGGTAAATATACATTATAGTATTCTTGTTCCATTTGTTTAACAACTATCTTGTATGAATACCATCCAAGTGGATTATATAAAGCAGAGTCTTTATCTCCATTATATAAACCTGGCCAACCTGTACTTTCATCTGGTACATCATTTGGAATTATTTCATTGAATAAAACCTTTAACGAGTTTCCTGTCCACACATCTGAATTAAATGTATCATCAAATTCTCTATATGGTATATATAGTGATGCTCCACCAAAATCTATATCATTTGAAGAAAAACTATTTGAAAGTATTACACCTGATTGTCTACCAAATAAGTCTGACAGAACAACTCCTACTTGATAATTTCTATTTTCTTTTATAGAGTGATTAGGATATTCAATCACGCTTGTTCCTTCTCCTTCTAAAAAGCCAAAATTATATTTAATGCCATATCCAACATTGTAGTTTAAATATTGCGGGTATGTTGCTTTATCTTGGTAATTACTATATACTATTCTGTTACTTATAATTTCTTGACCCAAAGCTTTGATAGGCGTTCTATCGTAAACTCTTATTAAGTCTCTTTCTGGTAATGTTTTTGATGGTGATTTTGATTGATAATCATATTCATATATTGTTGATGCACCTGCTTGAGCCGCTATCGTTTCCGTTAACATCGTATCTATAACCGCGACAGCGAGTTCATCATCTTCTTTGTATAATATATCTAACGATGTTATTTTAAATGTATCTAACAATTCATCAGCTGGACATGGTAAAGTTATTCTAAGTTTAATCTGGTTAGCTTTATTCTGCATAAATCCAACTATAGTACTTCTCAACGCACTGTTCTCATCGTCTTTTAGCGGTTCGGCTGATGGCCCTTGAAAATACTGGAAATAACCATCTTGTTTTGGTATGTACGCAGCTTGAGTAAATGGAGAGAATATAGAATATTCGCCGTCATCAAATCTAAATCTATAACTAAACCTAACAAATTTATCTTCTAAATACGTTGGGTCACCAACATAGTTTGGATTGTAATACGAGTTACCATTAAAGGTTATAGTAGCATTGTCTGCTAAAGTTAACAACTCTGTTGCTGTTACGGCAAGTGTTAAATCATCATAAGATAATACTTTTGTACCCACAGGTATTCCAGTGCCTGTTAATATCTGCCCTGGAATTATAAAGTCTACTAATGGTAGATCTATAACAAAAGCAGCATTTGCGGTGGTTGCTCCATTAACAACAGCCTCTCCTCCGCCACCAGGCAAGTATTGACTAGAAACATCGTACATTGTGGTTTCGTATGAACCATCTACAGAACTTTCTTTGTATAATTCTATTGGTAAATACGGATTTAGTTTTGCTACTGATAGCTGCGCTTCTGAAGTATAATAATTTGGAACAACTATATTTTGAGGATTAGCTAATAATACATTTATTTTTCTAGGTTGATTTCTATTGTCAGTCCAGAATAATAATTTTTCCAATAAGTTTACACCTGTTATTCTATTTGTAGTTGAAAAATTTAAAAATGCTCCTTCTACTAATCTTACTACATCACCCGTTAAAGCGTTCAATACATAAATATAATTCTTTGCCAAAGGATTATAAACCATTGGGCCAGGTGAATTAGTATAATCAGTTAAAAAAAAGTATATATTATTACTGTTTTCATCGCAATAATAACCTATACTTTCTAAGCCCTCTACTTCTGTTAACTCTCTAAAACTAATAACTAATTCATTTCCTAATACATTTTGCAACGTTCCTACATTGGCCCCTTCTGAGCGGCTTATTTGCATATTTAGTGCAGTTCTATATTGACCATTAGGCAATAGCCTATCATCAATATCCTGGTTCATTTTAGCCTGTAGAAAATTATTTTTTATTTCCGCCATTATATTTTAGTGTTTAATCCATTTAGATTTGCCTCTCATTACTTGAGTAATCTCTTCTATTTTTATATTTGACAAACGTATTTTAGCGTTTCTTAGCTTAGACCATTTTTCTTTATTTAATCTTTGTACCAAATACTCTGGGTAATTTGATCGAGTTGAAATAACAGCATGAGATATATAAGCATACATTGCATCTTCAGCCATTTTAGGTAATCTAGCATCTCCGTCATAAGCTAAGTTGTCTGATATATATTCTAATATAATTAGCTTATCAACCAAGTCACTAGAGAAAGACATTTTACCTTCCCTATTGTTTATAGTAAACCAGCCATTCCTTTGTGCATATTGTGGATCTAGACCGTATCTTTCTCCTAATCCGTAAGTTCCTTCATTATATAATGTATTGTTAAAGTCTGGGCTGCTATTACTATCGTATATTAAACTGTCTTTTGCTTTTCTCCATCTTTCTTCTATAATCGATGTGCCTTCAATATTTTCATTAAAGTTGTCTTGTATTTCAACTCCAGCAGCATCCTGTATTGGCATTTCGCCAGGATTGATGGTTAAGTTGTTTGCTGGATATATAGGATGCTTAACGCCTTGTTTATCTACCCATGATACTTTAACATAGTTAACGTAGTCTTGAGGTAACACAACACTTAATGAATGTGGCACTGTTAGTTCTTGAGACTTCTCACTTCTAAGAGTATCGTAACTAAATTCTTGTAATCCACGTTTAGCATGGAATAACAAATCTGTTTTCTTTATACTTGGTATTAATTTTCCGGCGCCAACATAAGCAACGTAGAAATTATTAACAACGTCGTTCAAAGATATATATGAGTAATCGCCATAGTTTTGTTCAACAGCAGTTCCATAAGCATCTCTATCCCCGTAAAGTCCTCCGTCTATTTTCTTTAATTGAACAACAATTATACCAGAAACCGGAATCGGGTCAAATGTAATAGTATTACCAATTACACTATATTCCCCAATGAACTCATCATAAGTTCCCGGAAAACCACTTGGGCTTAGATATAATTTAAAATTGTTTAAAGAATATTCGGCAATACTTGGATCGTAACTACCAAACACTAAATCTGTATTAAATGTAACAGTATAACTACTTGCTTCAGTTAAAACAAAACTTTGAGCACCTTCGTAATATTGTCTATTTGTTTCGGTAATTAAACCTCCATTTGGGATTGCCATGTTCTATTTAGCTTTTTGAATTAATATCTTCTGCTTGTGCTTGTTGTGATGCTACTTGAATTATAGTTGGGTCGTTTATAACTATACCAGCATATAATAATATTTTTGTTATAACTAATGTTTGTTCTGATCCATTCAATTCAAAGTCTCTTGAGCCAGTAGGTTCATCTACTACATCATAAGGAATATCGTTGTATACATATTGCCCAAGACCTCCAACAGTAAAACCCCATATTGGATCTTTTGGCTTTCTAACGTAGTTAACAGCGATGTTACTAGTTATACTTGTAGGAGCAACAAATAGTTTATTGTTTTCGTATAAATAAGTTGGGTATGTTTTTGTCGATGCTGTTAAAGGAGAATTTTGTATATAATAAAACTCACTACGTTGTAGTCTTTCAAGTTCTATCTGGCTATTAAAGTCATTTGTATATACCACAGATCCAAGCCTATAGAAGCTAACTGGATCCGCATAAGCGTCAACTGTAGGTAATAAAAAATATTTTAAAGCGCCACTGACTGTATAAGTAGCATTGCCAAAAGTTTTAAATACCTCTATTTTTTCATCAATATTGGCAACACGGTCAGCATAATCAAAATCAGTTTGTGCTACTCTTAATTGTTGATTTAGATCATCAAAATACTTTTCGAATATTTCTAATTGGACTTGGGTAGCAATACTATTGAACTCTTGTGGAGTCATATATCCACGCTGCTCTTTGTTTAGTATTAATAGAACCGTTTTGTAAACTGTATTTATATTTATTGCCATCTTGTGTATTTATTATAATATTTAGGCAGTTACTGTAACGCTAATTACAATAACTACCTATATATTAGTATTACGTATTATTGGAATTTTTTCTCAATAGATTGGTATATTTCTATTCCTTCATCTGTCTTGAAAAATGAAGCCATTGCTGAGTATGGATTTTCATCAAATGGAACTGTCATTAATTTTTTGCCGTTAGAAGCCCATTTAAAATCACGTTGATCTTGTGATAATTTTATAATGTTTGCTTCACAAGCTTTGATAGCAAAATTACGAAGTTGTATATTTTCGTCATTAGCCAAATCTAAGAACAATTCTGGATTGTTTCTAGCGTATAATAGTAAATCTCTTTTTATCTCCTTAGAAGTCATCTTTGATACCTTAGATCCAAGCTCAACTCTTAAAACCGCTTCTGCTTGATCAACGTCCATTGCCATTGCAGCTGTCATTGCCTCTACTTGTAATTCTAAAGTGTCTAATTCATTTACCGCTACAACAACAGCATCAAATTCTCGATACTTTTTATTTAGCATTGGGTGATAAATAGATAATAATTTTTGTAAGTTTTGTTTTTCTTTCGAAACGGTTAATACCCCATTTCTAAACATGATATGCCCAAGAGTAGCTTCTCCCTTCTGTTCTTCAACAAATGGACTATTCTGATTTGTTGCATACCTTAATTCTTTTTGATCTTTAGTTTCCTCATCAAACCATAATAGAGGAAATCTTCTAGAGTGTCTGGAAGAGATTGTATATGTTAATGGACTATGTGACCCATTTAAGATATAAGTTCTATCTTTTACTTCCCAATTTTCTAACTGCGTATTTTTTGTTTTTGACATGATATAATATAATTAATTAATTTTTAAAAGGTAAAAATTACCCCCGTAGTTTCAACAGGGGTAAGATTTACAATACTTGTGTAGATTATACTACTGAAGTGAATAACACGAAGTTATTAGCTCCTTGAACACATAAACATCTTTCAGACAAGAAGTTTACCTCCATTGCATCAAGATCAGATGTATATGCTCCACCAACAGATCCAAGTACCCATGATTTCATTCTTCTGTCATCAGCTTGTGAAGCTCTATAACGTACGTGTAAGAATGGTCTACGGATATTTGTTCCTAAAATTTGATCGTAAACTGTAGAAGTTCCAGCAGGAACAAGTACACCATCAATACCAGAATTTGCAACAGCTCCACGAGTAGATGCATCGTTTAAGTATTTCCAGTCAGTTTTGTAGAAATCGTAAGAACCTCTTCTGAATCCAGAGAATCCTAAGTTCAAAGCCATTTCTTCAGAGTTTTCAAACAAACCGTAAGCAACCCCACCAGCGGCTCCAGAAGATAATGCAGCAAGCATATCATCAAAGTCAAGAGATGTTTGACGGTTTAAGAATAACATATTTTCTTCGATAGCTCCTTGAGTATCTAAGTTTTTCAAGATTGAATCAAATTCAACTAATCCAGAAGCAGCAGAGAAGTTATTCAATACATTACCTCTATCTTGAACAGCAGCAAAGAAACCTTCAGTTCCTTTTTTACCAGCTGTTAAAGCAGCAGATCCAGCAGCGGCTAATTCACCCTCAACAACTGACATTTCAAGATAATCTTCAAAACGTAATCTTGTTTCAGATTCTGCTTTTAAGTACCACATGTACCCGTCAGCTCCATCTTCAGTAGCAATTTCAACCCATCCAATCTGAGCAGTATCAGATCCATTAACTACATATTTATTACGGATAATAATAGGAGAGTTAGAGAATTGAGTGAATGTAGGTGTAATGCTAGTATAATCATCATTTACTAAAGTAGAACCTTTAGCATATTCAGAACCGTAAACGAAGATTTTTAAATCATCCATTCCGTCTGTAAATCCAGCAGCAGCTAATGTAGCAGCAGTATATGGAGCAACAGTTAAAGCACCATTTGCAGCATCAGAAGAAGTATTATTAGCTCCAGAAAGAGTAACAATAGCTTTTACTTCTAATCCTGTAGCAGGGTTCATAATAACAATAGTTTGATTTTTAGAAATAACGTTAGCAACATACGCATCAGCAGTAGCAGGAGTTAAATCAGATTCGATCAATAAAGTATTACCAGCAGCGCTAACTACATTTACTCCTGTGTAAGCAACGTGTAATCTATTTTGTTCTGACCAGATAACTTGATCAGAAGCCATTGGCATTTCAGCTCCAACCATACGTAAGAATCCAGAAAGAGTTCTGTTTCCGTAACGCTCTACTTCTTGTTCGTAGATTTCAGGTAAATATTGTTGAGCAAAAGATACAAAATCCGCATTAGTAGGATCTGTAAAGTTTAAGTAGTTCGTGTCTAGAGCTTGTTGCTTCTGAGACGGTTTAATCGAACCGAAAGTAGGCGTAACATTTGCCATAATTTTTTAATTTTAATTGTTAAATTTGTTTTTGATTTTCAATTTTGTAGAATCAACACCATTAATTGCTTTTACTTTGAAGCCATTAACAAAGATTTCTCCAGTAGACGTTTGTCTAGGAGCAGTCTGAAAGTTATTTGATTTTGCAGTAATCTCTTTAATAGCGTCTGCTTTACCTTGCTCATAAAAATGGCCCGCTAAAGTATCTACGTTTTCAGCAGCATACATTGCCTTATGATAACCTTTCAAATCTGTTACTTCACCTTTTTCATTCAAGAACTTCTTGACTAAGTTTGTAATATTTGATTGTTTATCCGCTACAACATCTGCATTCTGAACGCCATATCTAAAATTCTTTTCTCCCACTTTAAAATCAAAACCTTTGAAATCTTGAGAGAAGAAACTTTTTGTGTCATCCTTAAATTTTGAATGTTGAGTTTCAACTGTTTGCTGGTCTGCTTGGTATCTATTGAAAAAGTCCATAGCCTTTTGTTGATCTTTATTCACTGTTGGTCGTAACTTTACTTCCTCATAGTATTTAGATTTAAGATCTTCTAAAAAGCCTTTAGCTTTTGCAACTTCTTCCTTAAATGCGAGTTTCTTTTTTCTAATGTCTCGCTCATCGTCTTCGTCTTCATCATAACTGAATCTATCTTCCATTAAGAAATCAATCTCTTCGGCATCCAAATGTGGTCGTGATTTTCTATAATATTCTTTTAATAATGCTTCATTGTTAACCGTAGAATAATCAGCGTTTAATCTAACATAGTCTTCTACCGTTCCCCCAGTTTCTTCCATAAATGAAATCAACTTTTCTACATTTTCTGGTAATTGTCTACCTGTTGTTTGAGCATCTTCAATAGCTTGCTCTACTTCAGTTGTTAAGGCTTGGGATGCATTGGCAACCTCTTCATCAGTTACTTCTTGCATTATTCCAGCGTTAACTACAATTACTTCTTCTTGGCTTTCATTGTTTTGGGTAATGATTGCGGGTTTGGTGTTTCCTTCATCCACTTTCGGCAATCCCATTTGGGACTCTTGGCTGCCCAACACGCTTTCATCTGTGATTTGCTTTTGAATGGCATCCTCTTCTAGTTTTTTATTTGTTAAATCTACTTTTGAAACAACCGCTGGTTTGTTTAGTTTTTTCATTGGAGTTCTTTTCTTTTGAAGTTTAAAGGCTCCTTCTTGTTGCACTTCTTGTGACATAATATAATAATATAAAATTGGTTAATAATGTGTTTTTTACATAAACCCTAACCCTAATTCTTCAAGTCCTTGATTCTCAAAGTCTTTAGGTGTAGAATTATTTTTTCTTTGATCTATTAATTCTGATTGCTGTGTGGCTTGTATCTTTGTTCTTTGATCTTTTCTATCTTCTGCTTGGCTTTGTTTTTGCTGCGCAACTTGTAATTGCGTCTGAGCTAATTGTAAATCATACCCAAATTGTTCTGCCATTAATTGTTTCTTAATTAATAACTCTTGTTGCATTCTTTGTATTTCAAACTGAGATTTAGATTGTAATACTTGTATCTCTGTTTGAGCCAAAGCTTGTTGCTTTTGAACCTCCGCTAATGCAGCTGCTTCTGATGCTTGAGCATTTGCTTGGGCTTGCGCTTGTATATTCGCTTGTTGATTTGCTTGATCTCTTTCAGCTTTCTTTTTACGTTTAAACTTTAAAGATTGATTAGCTAAATCTATATTTGTTATTTGTCTTAAATCTATTACATCTTCTAAGTCGATGCTTCCTGTTTGTAAAGCTACTTGTACGTTTTGTTCAAACTTAGCTTTATCTTCTTCTTCAGGTTCCATTTCTAAATAGATACCAAAATCATGTAGATTTAAAGTTTCTATTTCTTTTAATGTTTCAACATTGAATAAAGATATACTTTCTATTAATGATTGTCTTGTTAACGGGAAGTCTAATGAATCCGCAACGCGTAAAGATACATTCTCGCAAGTTTTCAATGTTAAATACAAACTAGCATCCTTAATATGTCTTGTAGCGGTATTTGAATTTGCTGCCGCCATTTTTTGTAATCCTACTAAAGCATCGACATCTGGTGAACTACCGTCTCTTGCTTCATTCAACCCAGTTACATCCCGGATCATTTGTAAGTAATATTGATATGTTCCAATAAGCGCTTGTATCTTAGCGTTACCATTAGACGTTTGTAATTCTTGAATCGGCACTTTGCCCGGATTCATTCCACCATCTTGGGATTGAGATCTACCAACTATACTACCAGTTTGGAAATACATATTTAACGCTTCAGCAGCATTGTAATTTGTTCCATTCCCTAGATCAACTTCTGCTAATCCATCAACATCTACAAATACTCCATCTGGAACCATTCTAGATAATACTTGTTGTAACTTTAAATGTGTTAACTGAATCATATCAGCAAACGTAGTTGCTCTACTAACTAATGATTCAATTTTACCTTTGTACATTCTTGGTGCACAAATATTATAATTCATTTCAACTTTAGTAGTATCAGCAAATGGTCTAGTCATATTCTCAGCTAATTTCCAATCTAGCATTTTTTCAAATCCTAATATCTTTGCTCCTGAATATAAAACCTCTATACTTCTTGATACTCTATTAAAGTTATCATTCTCTGGTGGATTAAAGCTATCGTCTTTTTCTAATGCTTTCTCTAATCCAGTTTCTGTTTTCTTTATTTTAAATACTTGGTTTGAATATGTTTTGTATTCAAAGTATAATACTTGTACGGTATTATCATTAGTGTCTTGACCATAATAATTACGAACATAGTTTGAATCCCCTGGATATTTTTCAATCTCTTTTAAATCTTTATCAGATAAATAAGGAAATTGCTTTTTAAGTTCTTCTAAACTAATTGATTTTACTTCTCCAACATAATATATGTCTTCGAAGTTAGGATCTTCTGTGTATGAATAAACTAGGTTAGCTGGGTCTACATAATCAATTACAACTCCGTTTGCTGGGTTCCAAGATGTTTTTGTAGCGCCAATACCAATAACTGTTAAATCGTAATTTACTCTTTTATTAGTTAATGTGTATTTGTTTCTATCTAGTATTTGATTTATAACTTCTTCTTCTGCTATTTCAATTGATGGTTTATAATCTAATTGTAATCGCATTTCTAATTCCTCTTTTGATTGAGGCAATGAATTAGGATCTGTTGTATTATATAAGTTAGCTCCTAGTTTTGCTTGTATCTCATCAAGCAATTCTTTAGCCATCATATCTCTAATTATGTTTTCCGCATATTTAGTCTTTGCTTTTGTGGAGGCTGGGTCCTGAGCAAATGCCTTTATCTTATATAGTTTGCTTGATATACCATTAACAACAATATCCACAAACTTAGGTAATATTGGAACTGGTTTCCAGTCTAAATTAAGATATGACAAATCACCGTTTATAGACAATTCATCTTTATATTTCTGCACTGATTGTTCTCCTCTAGCATAGAGTCTTAGTCTGTGAAAGTTTTGCCAGTTAGATCCAAATCTATTACCAGCTCCTCCCCCAACTCTATCGCCTCTAAACCATTCGTTCTCTATAGCTCTACCAACCGCATAGCCATATTCAATTGTTTGTTTTTCTGAATCAGGCACTACCTGGCTTGGGAAAGAACTATTACTATTAGTATAAATCATCTATTATATTATTTTTGAACTATTGCCGTTGTTATCGTATTTTTTAAAGTTTAATGCTACTGCTATTTTTTCAATAACATGAACTGGAGTATACATGTGTTTGTTACATGCCATTATTGCCAATCCTGAACTAATAGAAGCATCATGCTTTGTTCTATCATTGATATTAAATCTAGCCCAATCATTTAATGTTTTCTGGAAATACATAGTCCCAAAATTATCGCCTACAATTCCAACATAAGTTTCGATATAGGTTTCAATTGCTGCAGCATGAGCTTGTATAATATCTTGCCCTGAGTTTGGTATACCGCCTATTTCTTTTTCAGCTGGTGATAACTTATTCCACGTTTTATCTGGTCGATTCATAGAGTAACCTCTATAACCTCTTCTTTTAAAATGATATAATAGTCTAGCTTTGTTATTCTCTGCTAATATAGGCATACCATAAAAGACGCAAGCCATTAGTATTTCTTCGAAGAATATCTCTGCTGTTTGTGGTCTAGCTATATATTCTAAAAAGAAATGATTAGCAGGTATGTCTTCCATTGAGAACTTTGTTAATCCGTGTAATGCTCCATTGGATCCGCGGTTATCAACTGTTCCTGATATATCATAACTATCACAGCCAAAGGCACCACAGTGCTCATTACCTGGGTATTTCATCCCATCCTTTATTATTACACGGTTTTGCATGTATTTAGGGGGAACCCAACTAATTAAGAACCTGCCATCTTTATTTGGATAGAATATTACTTTTGAATCAACTATTCCGTTCTCCCATTGAAAACTTCCTTTAGTTAATATATTTGTATTTCTTAGATCTTCATTGTAATCAATCTGTTCATATATTTTTGTAAGATTGAATAAAGATTGTTTTGTTTCATCTCTAAAAGCATGTTGCTCTGTTCTTGGAAACTGTCTGTAGTATTCATTTAAAGCATCTGAATCTGATTTTAAACCATCAACTTCATTTTGCCAGTGCTCAATAACACCATATTCAATCCAACTCCCGTCTACACCTTTTACAGGTTTTTCTGGCGTATCGAATACAGGTAAGCCATAAGTATCAATGAATCCTTCGTAGGACCATTCCATAGGTATGAACAAACTATATAGTCCTGAACTAGTCTGTCCGTTGCGGTTTCTTTTTGTAACATCAGAATTATAATAAAGTTTCTTAAAGTTTTCTCCTCCTTTGTCTAAAGCGTTTGAGGTTGATCCCATCATACACTTACCAATAATCCTACTACCTAATCGTAAACAAGTTTTTGTAACTCGCCAGTTATTTAATATATTATCTGGACGTTCCCATTTACCACTTTCATCATGTACTAAAAGTTTTAACTTTTCACCATCATAAGAGTTGTCTCCTGTGTTCTTCCAGTCAATTGTAGTATCTAATCCATCAAGCTCCTCTAGCTTCTCATTATTATCTAATTTTCTTCTAGTAAGTTTTGACGCTGGGATTCTATAGGCTAATTCTGTTTTAGGCCTATCCATACCATCTTGTATGGGTTTGAAAAAGAAAGGATAGTTTATTGATATAGGTACAACCTTATCTGTAAACATCTTTTTAGCATCTGCTCCTGATTTTGATAGTATACCAAAACGAGAGTCACTTGATATTGTAGCTTGATTAACTAATTCAGCGGATGACATAAATGAAAATCCAGAACGTCTATTCTTTAAATAAGTCATTCCGTAACATCTACTATCTGCTTTACAAGCTTCCCAAAATATAAAGAATAATCTATTTGATTCTCTAAAGTCTGGTGCTCCAACGTCTATCTTGCTCCATTGCAAGTACATATAGTGTGTACCTGTTATATAGGTTGGTTTACCATTATTGTAAAACCACATTCCTTCTTCTCTTCTTTTGAACTCTTGGTCAATATAATCATACCAGTGTTCTTTAAATGCATCCGGATATTTATTCCAATCAAATACATTATTTATCTTTTCTATTTCTTTGT